GAGCCTCTTCCATGAGGAGGCGGAGTAAGCTGAATAAGTCTTTCAACGAGAAGCCTCATTTCATCGCGAAGAACATCCTTTGAGTCCTTATCGACTGTAGCCACAAGTTCCTTGATAGCCTTATCGAATCGGGAGGTGTCCAATGTGAATTGAGTAGGCATTCTATTTCCCATCGATTGAAGAACACGTAATATTGATGCTAGGATCACCCTGTGACGAGACAACGCTAGTTATACGATAGGTCTCATTAAGCGCAACATCTCTGATAATATCTCCAACCTCAGGTATTCCATCGGTTAAATCTAATTTGCGAAGTACAAGAGTAAATGCTGTAGAAGGCTCCAAGCCTTGCAATTCCACAACGTTTGAATCTGTCTTGTCAGATTGAATTGCTCGAAGCGTTTTTTTATCCCACTCCCAATAGGATCCTAACTCTTCGAGCATTTCCTTCAATGAATCATCCGCTACATTTTCAAAGCTCATAAACCTATTTTCGATGTTCGTTTAATATAATCGATTCGGTGCTTCCAAGTATGCTCCCTTTCAAATCTAGATCGTGCTGATAGTCCAATATCGTTAAGAAAGGATTTGTCTTTAGATAACCTAGAAAGCGTTTCCTCAAAGTCGTTACAATTGTCGTAAGTTAAGATCTCTTTTCCATAATCAAAAGCATCTGCAAGTTCCGGTTTTGTATCTGTCAGCAGTGGCCTTGCACTCGCCGATGTTTGAAAAACGCGGTAAGGGATACCACCATCAACGCTCTGAGGATCCGTGGCCTGTATTTGTATCCATCCATGATGATATACCTCTGCGAGCTGATCGGCATTTAATCCATCAGTGCGGTGGAAGTTTAACCGACTCGACCATTCTCCAAGTAATCCACGAGTTTCGCTCTCATTTGCATGGCTATGTTGGACGGTATCCGCGAACATTCGAACTGTTCCAACATTTAAAGCCCTCTTGAGCATTCGTATTCGCACGAGGTTTTTAGACATGGCCCAAATGCACCATTGAAAATTCGCCCTTAGTTCATTTCCTCTCTGGCTCTGCAATGCGATGAGTTTTTGCTCTCCAGGGAGGCTGTCATTATAGGCCATTTCGATTAGAACGTCCCAAGATGGAACGCATGACTCCTCTGGAAGATTTTGAAGATACCTTTTACAGAATTTAATTAAACGGACGTACGTTGGAGGCAGTGTTTCCGACATGATCTCAATTGATCTCGGAGAATGCAGGTTCCCAATAAATACAATATCATCTTTATTGAAAATTGTTGACGTCGGATAAAATTGCTCGCCGTTTGCTGCTAAATGAATCGGATAGGAGTCGACATTCCACTTCGCCTTGCACTTTCTCCTCCAGTACCCATCCCATATGTAATGTTCAAATATCGACTTCGAGGCCTCCATTTGCTTTTCCAAACCATAAGCACCAATCCTCATTAAAGGATCATCAAACCATAGGTTTATCAAAGGCTTTCCACATTCCTTCAGTATATCTAAATACCGCAATCCCGTTGGACCTTGAAAAACGATTACATCAGGAATTACTTCGGCAATGTGCTTTTTAATAATATCTGGACTTACTCCGGCATTCCTTGAGAAAGTATTTGTGATATTTACATTATCTCCATGCCTACAAAGCTCCTCTGCGATCTGCTGAATTGTCATGCAGATATGTTCTTGATTATGGCTATCGTCTAGAAGCAACCATTTCATAGTTAAAAAACAAAACCCCATGCAGCGGATGCCACATGGGGTGAATATTCGAGTCTTTACTATTGTTAAAACAATAATTGAACCGTGAAGCTTACCCCAGTGCTATCTCCGTCCGTAGAGGTGCTGTTTACAGCTTTAACATTCAGATAACGGGCAACATCAGAAGGAATGCCAATTCGTTTAACGGTTGCAGATCCGCCGGCTGTGCTAGAAGCAACTGTGAAGCTTGTATTCAACAACGCTGTCGTAGGAGCAGCAGAAGATCCATTTTGGACAGTAAACGTTAATGTTCCTGCTGTGTGGTTTGCAGTGGCAGGCACTGAAATTTCGAGCTCCACGTTTTCAGGAAATGAACTACCAGTTGCGATGGCTTGGAGATCGAGATCGTCCGAGGTCGCTGTAGCATTTGCTGCGGGCAATGCTTTAGTAACAACGAAGTTAGAGTCTTTTAGGTTTCTTGCAAATTCGTTTGCCATATAATTTTATTTTTAAGTGTTTTTTAAATCACGATCACAGAGTCAAAGCTTCTGTATCCAGTAAGCTATCAGTTGCATAGATAGGAATACCGAAAGCATCCATCGGCACATTGGCGATATTTTGCATTCCGGAACCACTGTTTGTTGGTCCATTCAGCACAACCGAGCGGCTTAGTTGGAGCTGCTGGCGAGATCTTCGGCTGCAGAAGATTGCATCTGGAACAACTCCCACGGGGAACTTCGCAAGAGCTTGAGCAATCAATGCATCGGTTAATCCTTTGCCACTGTCTGCTGTTAGCTTTTTGATACGGCAGAGAGCATAAGGATTTACGAACTGACATCCCATGAATCCGATCAAGTCGGCCATGTGAGAAGGAACACCTGAAACGGTTTCAACTCTCCAATCGCTGAGATCGAGCAAGCCATTGTCGCCAACAAGCATTTGAACATGCTGAGGTCCGAACTTAACGAGCCAGCAGCTAGAGCCAGTACTTGCAGTAGTTCCACCTGCATCCACAACCATATTTGTGGAATCATAGGTCTGAAGAGCGCCAGGGAAACCATCGCTGCTTCCACTGTAAGTGGTATTTGTGCCATACCATACTTGAGTTCCAACAGTGAGCATCTTTTGGAGCATTAAGCCCGATGTTTCAATTGCTTGGAGTTCGGCCAATCCACCACTGTGAGCTTTCGCCACATCTTTGGGAATCTGAACGAGGCCACCAATAGAGAAAGCATTTACAAGTTTATCAGCAAAGCTGGATTTACTTGCTGTGATTGAAGCTCCAACTTTTCGAAATGATACGCTTGGCAATCCAGTCCGAAGCACGGTTTTATAACTCGTTCCAGGAATAGCGCGGAAGGGAAATATCTTCATTTCCGGAGCGGAATTTAAATTCTGCTCAACGATTCCAACGACTTCGTCTTTGCCGCTGAGTTTTGCGATGTCTAAGAGATTAAGAGCTGCCATATATTTTTTGAGTTAGGATTGAAATTATTTTTTAAGTTTTGCGTTCTTCGCCTCGAAGACCGCTTGGACTTTTTCCAAACCGAAAAGACCAGAAATTCGCTTCTTCTCGATTTCTTCGTTTGAAGGTGTTGGAGCTGCGACTGAAACAGGGACTGCAGGAATGCCTTGAGAAGCTGCGATCTCTTGAGCGCGAATCGCTGCTTTGGCTTCAACCTTTGCGTCGAAGTCTTTTAACTGACTTTCGAGACTGGAAATCTTTTCTTGAGCGGATTTTAAATCGGCCGCATGAAGGTCTTTAGCTTTGACCAATTCGGCTTCAAGGCTAAGAATCTTCTTCGAGAGTTCTTTGTTCTGAGCCTCGGCCTGTACGCCGATATTTAAAGCGAGTTCGTTATCGGCTTTAAGCTTGGAAATTGTTTGATTAGCCTGCTCTAACTCGAGAAGTGTGTTTGCCATACACACTTCTTTTTTATGTCAACCATCAGGACGCGTTGACGTACTCGGAGAGCATCTGCATAACTTCTTCTCGCGTAGCAACTCCATCAATAAGACCAACTGATAAAGCTTCATCGCCGAGGAATGTTTGGCCTTGCATTGCCTCTTCCTTAATCTTCGGACGATTCATTAAGACATGACCTTGGAACATGCTAAAAATTTGATCGACGCTTTTTTGCATCTGATCTCTCTGCTCAGGAGTTAGGCTAGTGCCTGGGTAACCCATGCCTTTATATTTTCCTCCGGCATTTTTGATCAAGTCGACTTTATAACCCTCCATAGCAAAAGCAGCACTCTGATCTACCCATGGAATATAGACTCCAATTGAACCTACATCAGATACCATATCTGCATAAATGAGGTTAGCGGATGATGCTAACCAGTAAGCTGCGGATGCCATTTCTGAATCAGAATAAGCAATTACTTTTTTGTATTTCGTGGCCTCAGCTATCAAGTCGGCGAGATTTGGTACTCCTCCGACCGTTCCACCTGGAGAACTGATGTCGAGAAGAATTGCCTTTACCGATTTATCCATTACTGCAGCCTGAATATCAGCAGAGACGTCCTCAACGCCCACTGCTCCACATGATTTCTCCAATGATCCGAGACCCTTTCCGATAACGCCATTAATTGGAATAATCGCAATGCCATCTTGGATCTGCATAACTGGAAGCTCGTTTCCGAAAACATCTTGAGTAGGTCTATCTGACAAAGGTGTAAATTCAAGCCTTCGCTCGAGTAATTCTCGGACGGATGCATGGCCGCGAGAAGTAATGAGCCAAGGTTGAAAATGTACAGCTTGGAATATTCGAGCGAATTTCATAATTAATTGGAAAAGATTTGAAGATCCATGTCACATGCAGCGGTGTGAGCTCTCATATAAAGCACGGTTCCGTCGAGTCTGAATAAACCAACATCTCCTGGATTTGCCTTAACCATAGGATTTGTTCCTCCAGAGTTTACGGACATTTCAACGTAATTTGTGCCGTCTAAGTTCTGGTAGCTAATATATCCAGGACTTGTAACTCCACTAAAATCAACTGCGGTCCATGAAGTCGGAATGCTGACAACTCCACCTGCGATTGGAGTTGCAGAAACATCTCGATTAATTTGTTGTCGGATGCTGCGAGATGCACTTCCGGTCTTTGCATATGTTACAGCGATCGTGATTGCGAGTTCGTTAGCCATTTTGATTATTTGGTTGTGTCGGCTGAGTTACGGGCATATTTCCATTTGGAGTCCTTTGTTGGAGGAGGTTTATCGCCATTTCAACCGAGATATTGTTTTGCTTAGAAAGTCTATTTGCTCGGACAATAAGGTCATTTGCCTCGAGCTCGATCTGGTCTCTGAGTTCGCTCCAATCGACGCCCCTCTCAGCTGCATCTTCCTGAAGCGACCTTGTTCCAGCCTTGAGATCTTCCCTATCTTGCTGGGCTTCTCTGCCTGCATCGGCGGTAATAAGTCGCGGCATCTGCCATCCAAACATCCACCATTGATCTGAAGCAGGAAGATCTCCGTTCTGGATTGCTTTAGAAATGGCATATCCAGCGATTCGGGTTGCTGCGGCTTTCAAAAGACATTGCCTCTTTTCGACTGTGCGGCCACATTTCGCCAAAATTACTCGCATTGGAGCACCGCCAAGGCTTGATGCATCACGCGTGAGCTCATAGGACCATTCAATTCCTTGATATGCTGACCTCAGAACCTTCTCTTTGAAGCTTTCCGCATTTGGAGAAGGTCGAGTATCATTAAAGGACTCGAGTTTTGAACCTGAACCAGCCTTGTAAATACGAGTCATCGCCTCGGTAAGATTATCGATCGCAACTCCAGTATTATCTCCGGTATTCGTAGTCCTATTGCTGCCTGAATAAGCTTCACCGTCTTCGTTATATTCAATCAATCCGACCGTGGCTCCCATTTTGATTCCGGCGAGCGTGTAACCATGGATGTCCTGAAGGTCCATGAGTGGCAGAATTGCATGATACAAGGCAGTAATTCCTCGTGGCTGATCGCTCCAATCAGGATCAAAAATAAGCATCATATCCCTAGCAGAAATTTCGTAATCCTGAGTGGGTTCGTTTGGATCCAGTGAATCAACCAGGTATCGATATGCAACGGGACGCCCGAAACTATTCATGATGACGCCGTTATAAATCGTCATCCCTTTGTAAGGTCCCGATTGGACTACGGTTTCACCTACATTTCTTGAACCAATACGATGGCTTGAAACCCATTGAACCTGTGGATAATTGTTGGGACCTCTGACTAAAATACATCCAACATCGCCACAGCGATCAATTGCGATCGATGCGAGCTCCAAGCCTTTCCTAAAATCAAAGGGATATCCTCTTACGTCGCATATCTTCATCCATTCCCATAACCAGGCTTCTGCCTTCGCTCCCCATGCTTTATCCGTTCCGTAAAATTGAGGAATCCAAGCATCTCCGACGACGTAAGTAGCTTTTTCCTTTATAGCGCCTCGAATCTCACCCATTTGGGCATATAATTGGCGCGCGTATGAAGTCATGTTTCGCCATTCGCCAGCATTCAAATCTCGTTTCGTATCCCGAAGAATTGATGTGCGAGGGATTTGACGGGTGGTCGTAGAACCACCGTTGAAAATAACTGAGGCAGCAGACCTCATTCTGGATATAATGCTCATGAAAACCTCGCAACGGTTCTGCGATCAACGGCTCCATAAGAATCCGGATCCCTTAACCGCAATTCATTCGACACAGCGGCCATTAGATCCTGAGCATTATACAAAAGCTGACTTCCGACATTCTTGCCACTATATGACATTGTGGTCGTGACTTTACCCTTGCGAAAATCCTCATAAGCATTGTCATATAACTCCTTGAGCTGATCGACGCTTAAAAGCTTTAATGCTGCAGATGGAATAGCTGGCATACAGCTTTGACGATGTCAAAGCCGGTTGACAATTATTCCTTCGCTTCAGGTTGATCTTCCACCTCTTCTCCGGAGCCAATGATTCTTTCCATTGAAGCGGCGACAACCTGCATAGCTTCACAATCAAACAAATGGTTGTCTCTTCGGATTCGCACCCACTTATATTTAATTCTTCCGGTAGTCTTATCTTTAATTTCCTTTTTGATCTCGGCGCCAAGATGCTTGTGATATTCTGGAAAAATATCTTCTGGAACTTCCCATTTTGCGCCTTGCCCCGACATAAGTCTTTGAAGAATGTCTTTTGCGGAAGGATTGGACCAATGGAAAAGCTTAATAAATCCTCTCTGGTCGCCTTGTTTAACGGTGCCAATTCCGGTATCAATTCTCACTGCTTCACTGAAAATCTTCGCGATTGGCTTTTTACTTGGCCGCGAATGGAAAAACTTTTCTCTTTCATCCCCCTTTAGTGGAACCCATCCATGTTTCAAACACATTAAATAAATCCGTGATGTATCGAAGCCTGAATCAATAAATAGATCCCAAACGTTAACCTTATATTTATTTTGGAGCATCTGAAGATCTCCTTCAGTTACTATTTGCCCTGCCCATATAAGACGACTTTCTCCAGTCTTTTTCCAATCCCTTATTAAGCCCCAGTATTCCCTTGCTTGAACGTCCACTGTAAAGAATCTGAAATCCCATTTATCGGCGTTTTCGAGATCTGAAAGACGATACTCCGATGTTTTAACATCAATGGTTTCATGGATCTGATATTTCTCCTCATCCCATGGCTCGGCCAGACGCTTTTGAATGAACTCTTTTAACTGGTCAACTGATCCTATCTTTAGCATTTTATTTGCCTGCAGCCATTCAATTACCAAGCTCGACCAGCTTATTGAATGAGATGCTAAAGCATTCCATCTGCATGAAAAATGCGCTGGAATACCATTCTGATTTGTAATTAGATAATCTCCTGAATCGTTCATTGCCTTCCGCTCGGATGGCGTGTCTGTAAAGAAATGCTCACAGCTTCCGCAATGATATCGAATGGTGTTTTTCAGCTTGTTGTAATCCCACACTCCATTAGGACATGTTATCTCGTTTCTATCATAAGCCAATCGATCCCATGTATAAGGCTGCAGCGTTTTGCATTTTGGACATCGGAATCCCCATTCTTCACAAGTTCCAGCACTAAAGGAGTTATCCATCTCATCATGTTTTTCCCCGCCTTGGCTGATATCTAAAATTTTACTGGTCTTACTGAACGCGGTAACTCTTTTAAGCGCTTGGCTGTGATTCCCAGTCGGCCAAATCCATACTTCATCATTAATTAAATTCTGAACGCTTTTACTCTGCAGATTTGATAATCCGCAGCCCTGCATGAGCAGCCACATATTATAAAAATAAACAGCCGTTCTCGTTCTCTGAAATCGATTGTTTGGAATTTTTTCCATCACAGGTTTGCATCTTTCGAACGTGGGATTAATTCTTTGCTCCGCTGCTTCCTTTGCATCCTCGTCAGTCTGAAAATTCCACATCGTCGGACCAGGATAATTTTCTATCAGCCAGCAAACCCAAATTTCAGAAACCAAACTTCCTCCAGTCTGAACGGCTTTGTAAATCGAGACTCGACGAATGTCAGGACTTTGCAACATCTGGAGCGGCTTTTTTAAATAAAGCGATCGCTCAACATGGAAAGGACCTGGAATGGCATATGAATTAGGAAGATAAATATTCTTCCTAGCCCAATCGTAAATAGGTTCTCGAGCCGGAGGACGCCATGAATGAACCAATGCGCTAGCTATGGAGTCCATTTATCAGTCCCATCGCTAAAGATTTTGCAAATCTCATCTACAAGCTCTAAACCTTTTATTCTATGCTCTGTAACATCAGCGCCAGCAAGCAGAGTTGGATATTCAACCTCCAACTTTTGCCGCAATACTGCCTTCATGCGCTGTGCGGCGTGAGCTATAGACGCATAAATCTTATCGTTTGCAGTATAGTTTCCTTCTTCGACTTTCTGTCGGAACTCTATCTGTCGGCATTGCGCTTTAAGTCTTCGGATCTCCCATTCTCGTTTCGGATCTTGAGACTCAATTTTATCCCGATTCTCATCAAACCATTTAATGAACTCCTTATGATATATTCGACCATGCCTGAAAGCTGGACATCCGGCCTTCTTGCACTGCTTCAAAATATCGACAGTGAAGCCCCAAGAAGCAGATGCTGTCTTTAAGGAGTCGACAACTGGAAGCGGTTCAGGTTGCTGGGCTTTTTTGTTTTTTGTCATGCATACGCGTTTTGTGCGGTGACGCTTAAC